ACCAATCATTCCAATAAGCGCTTCCCGGCGCAGCGCCTTGCGGCAAAGGCGGTAATAAATTACTCATTATATTAGCTCACTTGAAATTGGAAGGAGATATTAATAAATACAGTAGCTCCAATTTCAGCTACAGTAAGTGATGTAGCTCCGCCACCATCCACTCTAGTTTTACGAAGAGATAAAGTAGCTCCTGATATAAAACCACCAACACTGTTATTAGGCGCAGTCAATGTAACACTATCCCACTCAGCCACATTAATAGGATATTGTTTACCAGTCTTTGCTTGATAGGGCAAACCAGAAATTGTTAGACTACCTGCGGCTAGTGTTCCTTTTGCCGCAGAAATTGTGATTCTACCAAACACTGTATTACCTATACGTTCGCAATCTCCGTCAGATGTAGCAGCCCCTTGCGCACCACCACCACTGCTATTAAGAACAGGTGTAAAGGTTCTTATGTTTACACCACCGTCCCCATAGCATTTTACATTTGCTCTAAAGTCAGTAGTTCCCCCACTTGCTGGAACATACGCATAAGATGAAACAATACCTGCGGTACTACAAACAAAGGATTCGGTACAAGATTCAGAGTAGCCATTCATAAACACTATGTTGGAACATAGCGGCCCAATATTTCTAGCTGTAGGTGTAGCTAATGGAGTTACTCCATCTGCTATTAGTTCTTCATGACCATCAATTGATATTTCTGAACCCACAACAAGATCATAACCAACATTACCTCGTAGTTGAGTATCTTTTTCAAACCACGACCGTGTTAGTCTATTGCCATCAATTGCCCATGTGCTTCCTTTATCACTTCTAACATGCCTACCACCGCCTGGAGAGTTACTAGTACAGCTACGCCATAGCATATAAAAACAACCACTATCTGATCCAGTTACCCTTGGACCTGGCTGAATCCATCTACCAGTATTACCAGGACCAACAGTGTAATAAATACGTTCAGCAACCATAAATTGTTGACTTGCTAGTGTTGTTGTTTGTGTCATATCTTCAGGAACAACACCATCTAATATGCACCCAGTTTTACCATTAGAATCTAATACTAAATCTTCAATACAGCCGAAATTACCTGATCTACGGATAAGGATCATATTATTAGAGCCACACTTAAATGTAACTCCTTTTTCGCCCCTAATTTTTAGACTTTTAGAGGGGTCCGGATTTACAGTGGTAAAGGGCATCAGTATGCCATTTTTATATCCGTCTGGTTGAGCACCTCCACCATTGAATAACCAAGCTCCACCTGTAGGTGCTCTAGGCGCGTATAACGATCCACCGCCAGCCGCTATTTTCAAAGAAACTACTGCTTGCACAGCAGAGGTACAATCAGTACCAGCAGCTACAGCGGAGCGAACAGCGGGGAACCAAAATAAACTCCATTCAGAGTCCCTTACCGCAGCCCCAATACTTTGAACAGTATAGTTCAGAGTAGGATCAAAATAGACTAATCCAGACCCTTTTGTATCTGTAGAGGCAGGTAATCCGTATGCTATGTTGTTTACATCGTTTAACCAGGCAGCAGGAACAAGCGTTTGCTTGTCTACAAAAACTGTGTCTACCATTACGAAAGTCCTTTGTTAATATCTACCTCAAAATGCTGAAGTCTAAATGGGTAATTATCTGTATATTCTATTTTAAATATACGTTGCCTAAACCATCCGAGTCTGTATGTAGAAGGTAAATCTTGTGATATGTTAATTGTTCTTGGCCCGTGATACGTTTGATAATCATCATCAGACCAGTATAGGCTAAAGTTAGAGTCCACGTCTGTACGATCTCCAATTAATGAGAATCTAGCCATCATTTTACGATTTAGTGTACCATAATCCGATGCTTCAGTAACTATGCGGTATTTGAAGTTTACGCCTACATCTTGGTATAATGTATCACTTAAATAATAAATTGTGGAATCACTTCCTTTTAGTGCAAATATACTTCTACGCTGTGTTGCAGTGGTTGCTCTAGACGAATGTACAATTGAAAAACTATCTGTGTCTTTCCAAGACCACCTAGTCCAAAACTTATTTTCTACATCACATGCGTATGTTAATGTGCCGGCAGACACTAAATAGATAGCATGACCTTGGCAAGTTAGAATTGCACCCTCCCAACTAGCTACAGACTCTGTTACGGTGTTTAGGTATCGACTTACTGTATAGTTAGCTAGACCCTCTAATTTAAAATCACTAAGACGGAATACTTCAGGCTGCCCAGATAGATTCTCACCTAGAAAATAAATATCATTTCCATACTGTGCAAACCCACCTAAATATAGGTTAAGTTTAATTGGAGTATCATTTCTCTGCATTGGTGTTCCAGTCGCATTTGCAGCGTCCCAAAAATATTCAATGCTTCTAGTTCCAAAAACTACCAAGTAGTTATTTAGTACACAGATACGTTGTACCAAGTCTGCCCTCATTTCCGCAGCAATTAAGTTACCTGGTGTCCACGAGAACGGATCGTTAAGATCACTATTATAAACGTCGGCAGTATTTTTCTTTGCTAAAAATAAATATCCATCTAGAAATACTGGGAAAGGTAAATGTGGTGCTGGTAGATCAGCATCTGCACAAGTGGTAAATGTGTCTGTATCTGTAATACGAACTAGTGTAGTACCATCTGTTGCAATAATAACCACAGTATTAGTGTCATACAAATATTCAGTAAATCCAACCTCACCAGTTCCAGCACCGAATGGTGTAATACTAGTTAAAGAAGAAGTATTAAAGTTGTATATATATATAGAAGTTCCAACAGCATAATATAACTTATCTTTATCGTCCCAGTAATACATACCACGAACTTCAGAAGCAGCCACAGAAGCAATCTGCTGGCCCGCCCCAGCACGCTTCATAATAAACTGTCTGTTATCATCTAATTGACGATTTTTAATAGACTCAAATATACAGTTTAAAAAGTCTTCATCCTTTAGGGACGTATTACTTGTGCGACTAGTGGCATCCCTGATAAATTGTGACCTGTGCGTTTGATAACTATTTTGGTCATTGTTATTATTTTGAGAAGGCATTATTGTCTCCGATTAGGCTGTATGAATAAACTACCGTCCTCTGGTCCGTTTTCTTTTGCCATTTCTAAATACTTTGCAGCTTCCATAGCCAATGCCTGTCTATCCTGTAATGGTATAGTCCACTCAGGAGCAATAAGTGTTGCTAGGTTATATACAATAGCTAAATACCATTCCTCTGGAAAATCCATAGTATCTGTAGAGCTATTAAAGTACTGAAAGGGGCTTTGATATACTACAGTAATAGTAGAGCTAGTAGCAGAACTATCAGGAGTAGGCCAAACACTAATCTCCCCATAATTAATAAATGGTTGGTAAGAGAGTTGGATAGGAGTTCCACCAGACGTAGTAGGATACAGATTAAGATTAAAGTTTGGTATAACTTCCATATTAATCCTTGTAGTGCTACCACTATCCATACGATACGCCTGTAATACATGGATAGGATACGCCACATTGAGTGCCTTTCCAATACCTATTTGGTACACCTGCTGCGCTGCAACAGGATTAAATGTGTGTGTTTTACGTGCCCATAAAGGCATACCAATACTACGCAACTGGGCTATTAGCATATTTAAGGCAGTAGAGCCATCTGTAATGGCTTCTGCTGTTGGTGTTTGCCCCTCAGCAAGAACACCTAGTTTGCGGATAGCCGCTGTAATAATAGCATCTCTATTAATTTGGTATACTGTAATCCCAGATGTACTCATAATTATGTTCCATGTCCATTTGTTACTAACCCAGCTAATTGATCGGGAGTTAGCGAATTATTACCTGCAACCATACAGCCTGCAACCGCATACCCAGCATACCCGCTAAGTCCATCAATATAGCAGAGTAGAGCGTGTACGATAGGGTTTTTACGTGTAAATTCTGGAACTGCTGTTTCACCTCTTAACTTAATTAAAGTTTGTGGGTGCCTTGTTTCCCAGTCTGTATCACAGGTTATAGCCCCATCCCATCTTTTCTTTAGTTTACTAGAAGGAAAGCGAAAGCCACAAACATCACAATTTGCGGCCCATGTTCCGGGCCAGTTACCTTTGTATGTCATTACATTCCTTAATTAAGTATAAGAGTACCCGGTTGCTTTATACACAGTAGTCTGAGCACTTGGAGCTGTTGCAATACCATAGGTTATTAAAGAAGCAGAAGGTGCTAATGGGACTAGATCGCCAAAGTCTGATCCAGTAGAGCTTCTAGCAAACCTTTGTCGTAACAAGGTAGTTTTTGGTAAATTTACAAATGCTCCGTCAAAAACAACTTGAGAATCTGCCGCTGCATCTAGTGTAGTTGCTATAGGATTGCCTAGGACAGTCCAAGTAGAGCCAGCATTAAAAGATGCCTCTGCCCATATAAAAATATGAGATACTCCCGTACTGCTTGTACGACCTACCCTGAAGCGATTCTTAATAAAGAGGGGGCCGCCCTTAAGTAGTGTAAAAATACCCGCGCTATCGCAAGAAATAATTCCAGCGCCGCTAGTACCCCCGGCACCAAATAGGATAGTTTTAGG